ACCCATCCATGACCCGCCCCACCGGGGTTTGTGGTCGCCCTCATGTATATTGGCAGGGTAGGGTCGGTTGTACGAAGCCGAGATCTCATATAATTCCAAGCAAAATCAGTAGGATACTGAGTTAACTCATCGAATGCTACATAACTAAAGGCCTGACCTTGATAGCGTAAAACATCCTGATCTCTCTCTAGGTAGGTTAACCATAGCTTGGCCCCGCTAGGAAACGTCCACTGTGACTTCTTCTCTGCCCACTTTGCCCCTTGAAATGCTCTGGGGTATAACTCCTGTGATTTCCAGATTAGTTCTCTTAGTTCATCATTGGTTCGACGTAGTATTAAGCCATTGAAATTAGGGTTACTAAAGTAGCGCATGGGGTCTGCGAGAAGTCCAAAACTTTTTCCACCGCCGGCTGCGCCGCCATAAAGTACCTCTCTTTCGCTGGCCGCTAGGAACTCTGTCTGGGGTCCCTCGTTGGGTGCGAATACGACTTCCTGCTTCTGCTTTTCGCTTTCGATTATAGAGAAGTCTAAGTTGGAAGTGTCTAATTCCTTTGCAGGCTGTAGCTCATTTAAGGCCTTCTTCGCCATAGTCAGCCTGCGTTTAGCGTCTGTCTGCTTACGCTTGGCGGTGGCCAGTGTCTTCTCAGCCTTTGTCTTGGGCTTACGCTTGCGGTTTTCTTTGGCAAGCTGCTTCAGACGTTTAGATGGTTTCTCGCTGTCTGGGCCTCTACGGGCCTTCCATATATGTATCAGACCCTGATGAGTAATCCTGTCACCAGTTTTGGATGTCAGCCACTCAGCCGTCTTGCGGGTGGAGTGTCCATCTTCCAGATAGTCTAAGGCCTCTTCTACCATTGTAGCTTTATCTTCGTCAGCTACTAAAACTAAGGGATCGTGGTCAGATTCCTTGTATGCGTAGGGTATCTTAGCGGTCTTATTAGGTCTGGTCTTATCTAACCAAATGCTCAATCGTCGCTCTTCGGTGGCAATATAAACATCGCCCCGCCTGTATTCTTAACTTCTACTTGCTCTTTCTTAATTAGGCCTGTGCGGTCCAGTATCTGGGAAGCCGCAGAGATAGAGTTACGAGCGCCCATAGCACCGGGATCGTCTAATACGTCTACCATACCCCAAGCTGCCTTGGTGCTATTCATAGCCATCACCATAGCGGCTCTGTCGTTAATCTCATCCTTCAGGGCGGATACGACTACAGTGCTGGAGGTGTTGTCCGCATAGCCAGCGGCCTGCATGGCCTTCTTAATATTACCTTTACACTCCTCAGACATAAGGGCGTCTAGAAACATCAACTGCTTTTCGGTATATTCTTTTTCAGTCTTCATCCCATCGTCCTCATATATACAAACCCAGCGCCTATTGAGGCTGTGAATACGATCCACCAGATCCGTTCAAAGAATTGAAGCTTATGGCCTCTGGACGCAGTAAGCTGATCTAGCTTAACGATGCGATCCCACATAGCTTTCTGTTGATCGTCGATATTATCCATACGCTTGAAAACAGTAATCATACGCTCCTCCATTCTGGCGAGAGTAATGACTGCATTTGAGAGTGCGTCCAATTTGTCCTCAATTCGGGTGAGGCGATCCTCTGTCACGGCTAGACCTTCTTTTTCTTCTTCTTGGGCCAGCCAGCCTTCATATCTTTATAAGCTTTATCACTTACGGTGCTGTTCTTTTTTGAGCGAGAAGTGTTATTTTTCTTACGCTTATTAATATTATTTACTAGAGACATTAGATCACCATTTCTTGCAAGACCAATAACGGGCCGTTAGTTTTGATTTAGCCGTTTCACACTTGTGCCTAGCTCTGAATGATTTACGGGCGGCGGGATTATCTTTGCGGATTTCCATTTTCGGATCTCCGAAAGTAATATACTTAACCGTGTCACCTTCGACGGCTAGAACCTCGAACTTCTTTGGTCCGCCTCGCCGTGGCTTATTTACTGCGGTAAAGCCGTGACGTTTCTTACCAGCGGCGATCTTCTCAGCCTTAGTCTTGCCTGCCATGAAAGCCTCACATTTTGTAGATGTAGAAAAGGTAGCCGCCGCCTACCGCTAGACCGAAAATAATAATAACCCCAACGAAGATTGAGATGGCCTCTACAAGCTCCTCTCTCTCCTTCTTCCGCTGTCTCTCAGCCTCTTTCCTAGCCTTCCTAGCCTGACCCTGATATTCCACCCAGCTATCGTAGAGGCCGGGCCGTCCATACAGACGCATATGAGACTCAAGCTGCCTACGCTGTTCCTTGATCTGATCGAGAGCTAGGAAGCTTTCAAAGTCGGCGGTGTCCTTACCCATGACCTTTTTGAATATAGACTTCTTGTCACTTTCAGCTTTTTCTTTAAGGCTATCCTCGGCAGTTAAAAAATCACTGATAGATTTACCGCACTGAGCTAATTCCCGACCATTCTGCACCGCCGCTTTGATCACCCCAAACGCAGCGTTGGCCATTGCAATTTCTGCAAGCATCACTCCCCCCCGAAAGTTTTGCTAGATGTTGTGTCCCTCTATTGAAAAGCAGTAAGGTTTGGTCACCATTTGCAAGCTGTTTGCTGCGTACTTGGCGATCTTAAACATCTCTACGGCGCATTCTTTTTGAGAAGAATAAATAGTCTTAGGCTTCATCTGTACGTCACAGCTAGATACGTCTGTTACTGACATACAGAGAAGCAAGACCCCGACAAACATTACTTCTTCTTGCCAGCCATACCGCCGTAGCTATAGCCCGGTTTCTTCATGGCCATCCCGCCGCCGCCGTATGCTGGCTTCTTCTTAGTAACCATACCGCCCATATTTAGGGACGGCATCTTACGTTTCTTGGCTGGGCTAACATCCGCGCCACACGCTTTAGCTTTCATCGTCGAAGTCCTCATCAATAAGTTCTGGAATAAATCTTCTAGGCTCAAGCGGTATAGCTACTGAGCAATCTTCAGTGGCAAAGTATCGACCATACCCGTCGAACTCTTTAGCTAAGGGATTGGCGTCTAACTCCGATTGAGTAACCAATCCCTCTTCTACTAACAGTCTCTTGATGTGATCGAACTTTAGCACTCGGCCTGTGCGCTCTTGAATTGCAGCGCGTATATAATATAAATTAAACGACAATTTTATTTATCCTTCATTTTACCACTTAATGTAACACTTGGTCAAGCCCCTAATTAGGTGCTTTTGATAACTATTTACATTGACAGTTAGGTAATTAATGGGTATAATGAATTGTCGGTTGAGCGGTATACTATATACATACTCTAAGTCACCCTAGTATGGGGGTAGGTGTCTAAGTAGATTACTTAAAGCAGTCTACCCGCCAAATACCTTAGAGTTAATCTCCCCACGGGTAATGCCAATATCCCTCAAATCCTTGTCTGTCATATTCTGTAAGATCCAGTAGTCAGCCCTTTGCTGTTGGGTCTTCTGTAGGCTCTTGAGTAATGCGCTCTCGCCTGTGAATGTGTGTACGAGTATTGCAAATAACTTAGTGAACATATCTAATCTCCTTAACTATATGTGATCACATTATAACAATTAGGTGATCTAAGGAGTAGATAGATAAGTGGCATACCCGCTATGCTTGTAGGTACTCTATCATGTTGCTCAGTACGTCTACTGAATGTTTAGCTAGGCCCATCGAACTATTGCATGGGTTACATATCCAGCCGCGTACTTCCAGAGTCTCAGGATTATGATCCACTGAAAAGGGAGACTGTGTCCTATAGCGTCCTTCCTTTTGGAAGTCTTCTATACTTCTACTACATAGAGGGCAGCAAAAGTCTTCCGGCAATGGGTTAGTATCTCTATAGTTTGTCACCACAGAACAGGCTACTTTGTGGCATTCCTTGCAGACAGACCTCATAGTATCCCGCTCACCTCTACCTCTGCGTAGAATGGGGAAATCACTAATGACCTTATCACATCCGCAGGCTATGCACTTCTTACTGAGAACTTCCTCAGAAAGTACTTCGTCTAATGGAAATAGACTAAGCTGTTGAGTCATAGGCAGTATCAAAAAGATCAGCTACACTCTGGTCGCTGTCTTCTATCCTCTGTGCTAATTCCCGTAGCCTTTCCGCTTCTCTATTAAGTTCATTTGCTATGGCATATAGCTCACCGTAGTCATCTTCTACGTTGTCGAGGATGTCAGTGATTATCTCATAGAAAGGTTTCAAGACAGTCAGCCTGTCTATGTCCCCGACTTCAATAGTAGACTGCACAAACAGTGTGCCGCTGTTGATTACCTGTAAGTCGTGATCGATGTAGAAGGGTAGTCCAGAATCGAACAGTATGCCGTCTGCCCCAGTATCCTCTTCGGGATGATCTCTCATGTGGTCGTCCTAGTCGCTACAACTAGATTGGTACTTGGTGGCTTAGTATAGCAGTTAGCTAAATACTTTACAAGGTGCTTGTATACCTAAAAACCACTGCATCTAGTACCTTTACAAATATCGTGTACCTAGAAGTCGGCTTGGGGCCATTTACAGTTGCAAAATTCCCAAAATAGGCC